GATAGGTTAGATGATATGGAAGTATTTGAATATTGGTTATTACTTAGAGATGCAGTTATTTATAATTATATGCAATATGAAGAAGGTAATAAATATTTAGATAATTGTTGGAGAATGGAGCTGGAAAAAATGGATATCTAGCCTTTGAAGATTTTTGTTTATTAACGCCTGTAAATGGTGTCAAATATTATTTTATAGATATTTTTGCTATGTCAGAAGATCAGGCAAAAACCACATTTGAAGATGTATATAATGTCCTAGAAGAAAATGAATCAAAACTAAAAAATCATTTCCATTGGACTAAAGAAGAAATAGTAAACTATAAGACTAAATCAAGATTGAAATTTCGTACGAGTGGGGTTAAAACAAAGGATGGAGGTAGACCTGGTAAAATTGATTTTGATGAGTTTCATGCGTATGAAAGCACGAAGATTGTAGATACTGCCACAACCGGATTAGGCAAAAAGCCACATCCAAGGAGAACAATTATTTCAACTAATGGGGATGTTCGTGAGGGTCCGCTTGACAATATGATAGCGAGAGTTCAAACGATACTAAGAGGGGGAATGCCTGACAATGGAACTATTCCTTTTGTTTGCAAGCTTGACAATGAAGATGAAATTAAAGATAAAACAAAATGGCCCAAGGCTAATCCTAGTTTGCCTTTTTTCCCAATATTACAACATGAACTTGATATTGAGTTCGGGGATTATATCCAGGATCCTATAAGTAATTCATCATTTGCAACTAAGAGAATGAATATGCCTCAGGGAAATAAAGATGCAGAGGTTACGTCTTGGGAAAATATATTAGCAACTAATCAAATTATTCCTGATATTAATGGATGCACTTGCGTTGCTGGAATTGACTATGCTAAAACAACAGATTTTGTTTGTGCCGGTCTTTTATTTTTATATAAAGGAATATATTACTGGCTATCTCATACATGGGTATGTAAAAAAAGTGTGGATTTACCAAGAATAAAAGCACCATTACTTGAGTGGGAGAAAAGGAAATTACTAGAGTTTGTGGATGATGTAGAAATATCCCCAGACATTCCTGCGGAGTGGATAGCAGAGCAAGCTCAAAAATACAATCTAACTGTTATAGGCATGGATAATTATAGATATACTTTATTAGCAAAGTCTTTACGTAATGTAGGTTTTGATGTAGATAGAAAAGGTGCTAATAATATTAAACTTATAAGACCATCCGACGAGATGAAGCTAGGACCTACTATTAATAGTTTATTTGTTAATCATAATATTGCGTGGGGAGATAATCCTTTGATGCGTTGGTATACAAATAACACTTGTACAGTTACATCTCCTGCTGGAAATATAACTTATGGAAAGATTGAACCAAAGAGTAGAAAGACAGATGGATTTAAGGCTTTTGTTGCTGCTATGTGCGCAGCTGATGAACTAGAAGATAGTGGAGATATGGTGAGTATTGATCTTGGGTGCTATACATATTAGAGAGGAGGAAACTATATGGAAGGTAAAAAACATGGAACTGTGAAAAATTTAGTAGCACATTTAGATCTATCTGATACGAATATTATACAAATAATAAAAAAAGCTTTAGTTGAACAGGGTTATGATTTGAAAATAGAAGTTAGGTTAGACAACAACAGAATGTTTTCAAGTGTAGGAATTACAGTTTGGGAAATAGATAATATAAATTATTAAGGCTTAAGAAATTAAGGCTTATTTTTATGCCCTGAAGGGAGGTGAAAAATAAACATATGAAACTTACTGAATGGCTATCAAGTTTTTTTGGTACTACTATAAGCCTAACTCAACAAGAAACATCAAATCAAGAAACCCGATTAGCAATAGAGGCCTTTGCAATAACTGCTGCTATTAATTTAATAGCTAGTGCTATAAGTAAATGTGAATTTAAAACTTATTCAAAGGGAGTTGAATTCAAAGGAGAAGAATATTACCTTTGGAATATTGAACCTAATAAGAATCAAAATTCTAGTCAGTTTTTACAGGAGCTAATAACTAAATTATTGTACAACAATGAATGTCTTGTAATTGAGATAGGCGGACAATTGATAGTTGCAGATAATTTTTATCAAAATGAATATGCAACATTAGAAAATTATTTTACTGATGTAGTCAAAGGAACAATGTCCTTTGATCGTACCTTTAGGATGAGTGAGGTAATGTATTTCAAACTAGGTGATAACAATATTAGGAATTTATTATCTAACTTAATAAAAGGTTATGAGAATCTTTTAAGTATGTCTATAACCAAGTACAAACGTAGTGGTGGTAGAAAAGGTATTTTGGATATTGATGCGGTTGCAAGTGGTAATAAGGACTTTCAAACTAAATTTGAGGATTTAATGAAAAATAAATTCAAAAATTATTTTGAAGGAGAAAATGCAGTACTACCATTAGAAAAAGGTTACAAATACAATGAGCAAGGTGGAGAAGGTAGTAAAAAATCTACAAGCGAAATTGTAGATATTAATGCGATAACAAAGGAAATATTTGAAAGAGTAGCCCAAGCTTTAAAAATTCCTCCGGCTTTATTAAGAGGAGACATTGCAGATGTTGGAAAAGTTACAGATAACTTTTTAACTTTTTGTATAGATCCTCATGTAGATATGATAAGTGAAGAGGCAAATCGCAAAAGATATGGAAAGGCAGCTTATTTGAGTGGATCATATTTAAGAATTGATACCACCTGCATAAAACATATTGATATATTTTCTATTGCAGAAGCTTTCGATAAACTTATTGCAAGTGGTGGATATAGCATTGATGATCTTAGAAAAAAGTCAGGGGATGCTCCGTTGAACACACCTTGGAGTAAAAAACATTGGATAACTAAAAATTATCAAGATATAGAAATAATTGATGTGAAGGGAGGTGAAAATAAATAATGGCAAAAACTAATTTTTTAATAAAGCAAATAGCCGAAACAGATTCATTAGATTTATATATTTATGATGATGTAGAAGGTGATACTACAAATTGGTGGACAGAGGAAGTAACTGAAAGTCAAACATCTGCTAAATACATGAAAGCTCAACTCGAAAATGCTAAAGATGTTAAACATATTAATCTTTATATTAATAGTTATGGTGGAAGTGTTAAAGAAGGACTAGCAATATATAACCAACTTAAAAGACATACTGCACAAAAGACTGCTTATATAGATGGATTTGCGTGTTCAATTGCAAGTGTAATCCCAATGTCATGCGACAAAATAATAATGGGTACAAATACATTAATGATGATACATCATGCAGCTATGGGAGCATGGGGAAATGCAACAGAACTAAGAAAAGCAGCTAATGACGTTGAAGTTATTGATAATGCTAGTTGCTCAAGTTATCTTCAAAAAGCTGGAGATAAATTAACAGCTGAAACTTTAAAAGCATTATTAGATGAACAAACATGGCTTAGTGCTGAACAATGTTTGCAATATGGCTTATGTGATGAAATAACAGGCAAAGAAGATAAGGTAGTCACAGAAGCTAAACAGAGATTTAACGCAGCTATGAAGTTTGAAGCTGGTCAACATGAACCAACTATGAAAGTTCCAGAAAATTTAATAAAACAAAAAACTAATGCTGAAAAATTAATGGCAGCATTTAAAATAAAAAATGCGGAGGTAAAATAATATGAAATCAAAAGACTTAATACTACAAGAATTAAAAGAAAATTTGGTGGCAGCATTTAAATCTACAGATGAGAATGCAATAGCACAGGCATTCACTCCATTTGCAGAAGCAATGCAAGAAAATATCATGGGAGAGGTTAAGGCTTATCAAAAGACTAATGATAGCAATATACTTGCTAAAAGAGGAGTGCATCAATTAACCGTAGAAGAAGATAAATTCTATCAAAGTATTATTGGAGCTATGAAATCCGGGGATCCAAGACAAGCCCTTACAACTCTATCTACTGCATATCCTGAAACAGTAATAGACAATGTAATTGCAGATATTAAAGAGGCACATCCTTTATTGGCAGCAATTAATTTTACTAATACAACCATTTTAACTAAGATGATTATCAATAAACAAGGTACTCAACTCGCTGTATGGGGAGCAATAAACTCTACAATTACTAAAGAACTTGAAGGAGCAATTGGACAAATTGACCTTACTCTTTGTAAATTATCAGCATTTATGCCTATAAGCAAAGATATGTTAGAAGTTGGACCATCATGGGTAGATGCTTATGTTAGAAGTGTATTAAGTGAAGCTATAGCACTTGCAACGGAAACTGCAATAATTGATGGTAATGGAAAAGATATGCCAATAGGAATGAACAGAAGTGTTGCAGATGATGTAACAGTAACTGCAGGAGTATATCCAAAGAAAACTAAAGTAGTGGTATTAAATTTAGAACCACTTACTTATGGAGCATTATTAGGAACACTTGCAAAAGCACCAAATAATAAGACAAGGCCAGTAAGTAATGTTCTTCTTGTAGTTAATCCTGCAGATTATTTTGCAAAAGTATTCCCTGCAACAACTGTAAGAGCTACAGATGGAACATATTCACATGATGTATTCCCATTTCCAACAACAGTTATTCAGTCTTCAGCAGTTGCTTCGGGTGAAGCTATTTTTGGACTTGCTGATAAATACTTTATGGGTATTGGAGCTGGAACTAACGGTGGAAAAATTGAATTCTCTGATGATTTTAAATTTTTAGATGATCAAAGAGTTTATTTAAGTAAGCTTTATGGTAATGGTAGAGCACTAGATGATAATGCATTCATTCTTGCAGACATAAGTGGATTAGTTCCAGCAACGCTACAAGTATCAGTTACTAATGTTGTAAAGACTAAAGAACAAGCATAAGAGGTGATTTAAATGGAAGATACAGTATTAGATGCATTGCTAGTTGATGTAAGAGACTATCTCCATATCACATGGGTAGATGAAAAAACAGATAAAAATCTAAAAGGTATGATAAAAAGAGGAGTGGCACGTTTGCAAAAAATTGCAGGTGTGTCACTTAAATTTGATGAAGAGGATTCACCAAAGACACTTTTATTAGATTATGTAAGATACGCTAATAGTCAGGCATTGGAAATGTTTGAAAAGAATTTTGCAAGTGAACTTATGAGCTTGCACATAGATTCTCAGGTAAATGCTTACGTTGAGGATGTGGTGATTCCATGAAAATTAAGACAGATACTGAATTTGTTAGTTTCTCTGATGGTGTATGTGATATTTACACAACCGGTTATGAGGGTGAAAGGCTAGCAAATAAATATACTAGCTTAGGATTTAACAATCGTGTACTAGGATTCAAAAGATATTTTGATGCAGCAGCAAGGCAAATTGATATAAATAGAGTTATAAGAATACCGCAATTATCTGGTATTGATAATCATGATTATGTTGAAATTGATGGTAAACCCTATGGAATCAAGATGGTGCAAGAAATATATGATACCAACCCACCTTGCATTGATTTGACCTTAGATAAGGCTAGAACATGAGTGGTATAAGTATAGATAACTTAGCTGATGCAATTTTAAATGAACTTGAAAACTATAGCGAAGGTGTTACAGAAGGGGTTAAAAAGGCAGTAGATGTAGTAGCTAAGGAATGCAATGAGGAAATAAAAAAACATATTACCTTTAAGGAGCCAAGTGGAAAATATGTAAAAGCTTTTAAAATCAAGAGTGTATATGATAGCAAATTCAATAAAGGCAAAACATGGTATGTGTCAGGTAGTCAATATAGATTAACTCATTTATTAGAAAAAGGTCACGCTAAAAGAGGAGGAGGAAGAACAGAAGCATTTAAACATATTGAATTTGGTGAAGAACTTGCTATAAAAAGAATGGAAGAATTATCAAAGGAGGCGGTTGAAAATGCTGGACGTTAAATTATGGCTAGAAGCTGCACAAATACAAGTTGCAGAAGAACGGTTTGTAAATGCTCCTCCTTTACCTTATATTATTTTCAAAGATGGTACTGAAACTAGTGGGGCTGATAGTAAAAATTGTATAGCAAGTAGGGATATAAGCATTGAGCTATATTCTCTTAAAGTGGATCATGTATCAGAAGAGTTAATAGAAAATTTATTAAATGAAAAATCAATAGGATATAAAAGAGATCGTATATGGATAGACACCGAAGGGATGTTTGAAACCATATACGATTTTAATTTTGTAGAAAAATTTTAGGAGGTAATTATATATGTCAACAGCAGACGAGAAGATAGTATTAGGATCAGGTAAATTATATACAGCAGAGTTTGAAGGGGGAGTAATTCCAACGAATGCTGAATTAGAAGTTGAAGAAAATTTACTAGGACTTATAGAGGGCGGTGCAGATATAGAATACAAACCAAAATTTGTAGAAGTAACGGATGATTTAGGTCTTGTAAGTAAAACAATTTTAACAGAGGAAGAGGCAACACTTAAAAGTGGAATTATGACTTGGAATGGTAATACTTTAAAAAGAATATGTGCAACTGCAAGAGTAACAGAAGCAGCTGGTAAAAGAACTGTAAAAATTGGTGGTTTAGGTAATCAAGATGGAAAGCAATATGTAATTAGATTTCTACACAAGGATCCTGTTGATGGAGATATAAGAGTTACAATTGTTGGGGCTAATCAGGCAGGATTTAAAATGGCATTTGTAAAAGATAAAGCAACTGTAGTAGATGCAGAATTTAAGGCTATGCCACTTGATAATGTAGGAACAAAAATCATATATGAAGAAGATATTCCAACAATTTAAAAATACTAGGGTAGCAATAGCTGCCCTTTTTTGGGGAGGTTATTAAATGTTCGATATTAACACAGTAAATAAAAGATATTTTAGTATTAAATTAAATAATTTAGAGTTAGAGGTTGAGCCTCCTAAATTAAAAGCATTGAAGAAAATAACAAGCTTATCAAAAGCAAGAAATGAAGATGCTATTGAAGATTTAGCAAGTGCAGTAGGAATGATTTTAAATAAAAACAAAAATAAAGTTATCATATCGGATGAAGCAATTGATGAATTGGATTTAGATCAAATGAATGAGATTCTTTCGGCTTATTTTGAATGGCTAGGCAAAGAAAAAACTTCAAAAAACTAAAAATCCCTTTTTATGAGGATGGAAAAAATAACGAGGGACACTTTATAGTTAATACAATTGAAGAAAAGGTTGTATGTAAGTATACAGGCTATAACTTTGATAGGTTAGATGATATGGAAGTATTTGAATATTGGTTATTACTTAGAGATGCAGTTATTTATAATTATATGCAATATGAAGAAGGTAATAAATATTTAGATAATTGTTGGAGAATGGAGC